GCGCCGCCAGCGGAGATTGTTGGGTTGCTGGAACACAAATCTTAATGGAAGACGGTTCTTGTAAAAATATTGAGAATTTAAAAATTGGTGATAAAGTTATGTCTTTTCCAGAAAATACTGAACTTAGACGATGGAATACACCATTAGAAGTTAAACCAATTATTTCTCTTGTTGTAGGAACTGTAGATGTTTGGCACCTTAATGATTCTATGGTTTCTGGTGCTGAATGGATGATTAAAGGCGATGGTACAGCCGCCATAGTTAAATGGTTGAACGTAGGTGATACAGTTATGGATAAGGATGGTAATCCAGTTGAAATCTATAAAGTTGAACCCGCTCAAGGAGAATTAAAAAGACAAGTTATTTATAATTTTGAAACAGAAGATAATTACTCTTATATAGCAAACGGAATGAGAACTATAAGAGGAAGGGCTGTACCTTCTAAAGGATATACAAAGCGTTTATCTGATGGAGATACAAATATATACAAAGGAAGTATGCAAGATGAATACAAAAGAAAATTTGGCAGTTAATTTTACAAACAAAAAGGAAGAGATAAAATGGCATTAGTAGATAGACCAGAAGTGATGGTCCGGGCTAATGAGTAAGGTGAATAAAACGGAGGATGATTTATGACCGAACGGTTGTCTCAAACATTTAAAATTGGTGGAACGCCCACCGGCATTACCAATGGAGCTTTCATTACCTCTGTTGATCTTTATTTTCAAGCAGTAGGCGCTAATATGCCTATTACTGTAGAACTAAGAAATGTTGTGAATGGATATCCAGGCCCTAAAGTTTTACCTTTCGGAAATGTTACAAAAAATCCCAGCGAGATTAATATTTCAGATACAGCTGCTGTAGCTACTAATTGGAAATTCCCATCACCAGTTCATGTTGAAACTGACACTGAATACTGTATTGTAGTAATTAGTTATACACCAGAACATAAACTGTGGATTGCTAGGATGGGTGATACTGATATAGGAGGAACACGAACTATATCTGAACAACCACATGTTGGTGTTTTATTTAAAGGACATAATAATACTGGTTGGTCAATGAGTCCTATGGAAGATATGAAATTTACAGTTAATTGTGCGTCTTTCAGTTCTTCTGGTGGAATTTTCACTTTAACAAATGATGATGTTCCTTTGGCTTCTTTGGTTACCGATCCACTTGTTATTACTGATGCAAGTACTACAATGAAAATTAATCATGCTGATCATGGTATGTATGCTACTGCTAATAATGTAACCATTGCTGGTGTTAAATCTCCAGCAACAACTACTTTAAATGGCGCAATGACTGCTACGGCAACAACTCTAACTTTGACTGATGGTGGTAATTTTGACGATACTTCTGGAATATATACCAATACAACAGGTGCTGCTGGCGGGGTATGGTATATTAAAATTGATGATGAAATAATATCATATACTTCAATTAGTACTAATTCTCCAACCAGTATTACAAGGGGAGTTGATAGTACAACTGCTGCGATTCATGCTGATGGTGCGACAGTAGAACTTTATATGGCACATCGAGTTCCATTTACAGAAATTAATAAAACTCATACTTCTATTGATAATACCGAAATTGATAGTTATACTGTAACATTAACAACAACTCCTGTAGTTGATGGTTCAGGAAGTTTATCTTCAATTGGCGGCCCTAGTGTGACTGCAACAGAAAATGCTATGATGGATATGTTTTCAACTATTTTAGGAGTTATGGAATTACCGAATACTTCTCTTACTGCAAAGGCTTTAATTACCCGTGGAACAAGTCCTTCTGGAACTCAAACATCATTTGAAAATACTAGAGATGATGAACTTGTACCAGAAATTTCATTTCCATTAAATGATAATTATAAATTTGATGTTCCATATATGATATGTTCATCGATCAATGAAACAAATGAATTGTCTTCTCGACGGTCATTGGAAATTCAAGTTACTATGGAAACTGAAACATCTTGGATTTCTCCTGTCATTGACCTTGGTAGAAGTTCTATGATTGCGGTTTCTAATCGAATGAATGAAATTACTTCTTCTTCTGATGTTTATCCTACAACAGGATATGTTGGTTCAGAACAAGCTGAAGGTGATGAAAATGCTGCAATTTATCTTACAAAACAAGTCACTCTTGATACTTTGGCAACAGGATTAAAGGTGATATTTGCTGCACACAGACCATCAAGTGCTGATATTAAAGTTATGTATAGATTGTTAACAATTGATGAATCAGAAGATTTTGATAATCTGGGATATACTTATTTTAATACAACAGGTGCGCCCGATACATCTGTATCTCCATCAGCTTCGTTTAGTGATTTTTCTGAATATCAATATACTGCTGGTGTTTTAGATGATGGTGTTGGTAACCCATTACCAGAATTTATTGCTTTCCAAATTAAAATTATTATGACAGGAACAAATACTGCTGAGCCGCCCAGATTGAGAGCACTTAGGGTTTTAGCATTAGGGACATAAGAAAGTGGAAAGAAAGTTTAAACAAGTTGAGGGACATCCTGATTTAGTACGAGACACAAAAACTCATGCAATTATAAATCGTAATACTAATGCATATGAAAAAGCAAAACGACGAGCAGCATCTGCTCAAGCACAAAGAGATGAAATACGAGAAACAACAAGAGAGATTAACAATATTAAATTAGAAATGACTGAAATTAAAACTCTTCTTAAAGAATTAGTAGGCAATCAATAATGGCATATCAATCAGTAGGAATAGGTTCAGCAGATGACGACGGTGGAGGTGATACTCTCCGTGCCGGCGGCACCAAAATTAATGCAAACTTTGTAGAACTTTACACTGCATTAGGAACAGGTAGTGCGCTTTCATCAGGCATAAGTGCTGACGCAAGTATTATTACTTTAACCACACCTGTAATTGCAGAGATTGATTCTGGTTCTTCAATTACCCTTGATGCAACAACAGACATTTATTTGAACGCTGATGGTGGTGATATTTTCTTCCAAGATGGTGCAACCACTTTTGGTTCTGCTAATAATAATTCTGGTAATCTTACTGTAAAATCTGGTACTACTACTGCACTTACCTTTAGTGGTGCGAATGTAACTGTTGCTGGAACTGTTGCTTCTGGCGCAATTACGTCAAGTGGTGTTGTAACTGGCACTGGATTTACAATTGGTTCGGCAGTAATTGCTGAAGCAGAATTAGAACAGATTGATGGTGTTACGGCTGGAACTGTTGCTGCTTCTAAATCAGTAGTTGTAGATGCTAACAAAGATATTGGTACATTTAGAAATCTAACAATCGATGGTGTTTTCACTGATGGCAATTATACTTTTGACACTAGTGGTAATGTTTCAGGTTTAGGAACTGTTGTTTCTGGCGCAATTACGTCAACTGATGTTACATTAACTGGTGCCGTTGCGTTTGCGGTTGGTTCTGATCCATCAACCGTAACTAATCACGCTCACATATATGCTAAAGACGATTCTGCAAGTGCTGAAGTATATGTACAGGATGAAGCGGGTAATGCTACCAAAATATCACCACATAATGAACAAGGCGAGTGGGAATATTTCTCAAAAAATACAAAAACTGGTAAAATTGTAAGGGTTAATATGGAAGAAATGATTAAAGATATTGAAACCCTTATTGGTAAATCCTACATTAAAAATGAGTAAATATTAAAACTATAACTTGGGAGCAAATTTACTGGGGTTAGATTACATATAAATATGTAGAAAGGAAGAAAGTATGGCTATACCTTCAACAAAAGCTACATTAAAAACTTATTGCCTCAGAGCTCTTGGTTATGGTGTAATTGATATCAATGTTTCAGACGATCAAGTAGATGACCGTCTAGACGAAGCACTACAATATTTTGCTCAATACCATTATGATGGTATTGAAAAAATGTATCTCAAACATTTGATTACTACAGCAGAAGTAACTCGGGCTCGTTCTGATACCTCAACTACTGGAACCGATGTAGTAGATACTGACATAACTGCAACATGGAAAGAAGGGAATAATTTTATTCCAATTCCAAGTGCTGTTGTTTCTGTTGTGAGAGTGTTTCCATTCACTGATACTGGTGGTGGAAGCAGCATGTTTGATATTCGTTACCAATTACGATTAAATGATTTGTTTGACTTTTCTTCAACATCAATTATTCAATATCAAATGACAATGGATAATATTGATTTATTATCAAATATACTTGTTGGTGAAACACCTATTCGGTTTAACCAACATCAAAATCGACTTTACATTGAAATGGATTGGGCAAATGATGTAACTGCTGATGTGGATTATCTCATAATTGAATGTTATAGAAAATTGGACCCTACCACATATACTGACATCTATGATGACGTTTATATAAAAAGATATGCAACTGCGCTGATTAAAAAACAGTGGGGAGCTAATTTAAGTAAATTTAATGGGGTTACTATGTTGGGTGGAGTTGCGATGAATGGGGAAACACTTTACACGCAAGCAATTGAAGAACAAACTAAGCTTGAGGAAGAAATTAAACTTGCCTTTGAGTTACCAATAAACTATATGATAGGTTGAAACACACACTATGGCTGTCAATTCACTTTTTCACACAAGCAATCTTCACTCCATTGCTACTGAAAGAAATTTATATAGTGATCTTATAAAAGAAGCTATACAGATTTATGGCCATGATGTTTATTACATGGATCGAACTCTTGTTGGTGAAGATATGGTGCTGGGTATAGATTCAATTTCACAATACAAGAATCAACACCCAATTGAAATGTATATGGAAGATGCCGACGGCGGATTTGCTGGTGAAAAAGAATTGATGAATCAGTTTGGTTTACAGAATTTAAGTGAAGCAATATTTGTTGTAAATAAAGAAAGATTTCAAGAGCTAGATGCTCAAGTACAGATTGAGTCTGGAACGGATACTAGTTCTAGTGGTTCATTATTGTTAGAGGCGGGTAGTGTCGATCAATCATCTTCTGCATCAACTCTAACTACTGTTACTGGGGATAATAATTTTTACATTATTCAAGATATTGCTGTAACAGATGCTGATAGGCCGCAAGAAGGTGATGCAATTTATCATCCAGTTCTTGATAAAATGTTTCAGGTTAATTTTGTAGACCATGATGAACCATTTTATCAGTTAGACAATAATCCAGTATATAAATTACATTGTCGCTTGTATGATTATAGTTCTGAAGTTATCGATACTGGTATTACAGCTCTTGATGCAATTGAAACTGAACATTCTCTAGATGCACTTGTTCATCAATTTACTCTGGAACAATCTTCAGCGGTTAACGAAGAGATAAGATTAGAATACACACCAGAACATGGATTGTTATTAATAGACTCAACTGATGGGTCTGCTGATGCTGGTGATAATATAATCGGTGAAGACGATACACAATCCGCTGGCGAAAGTATTATGCTTGAAAGGCCTGCTGATACTGGTGATGATCAATATCTCATTCAGGAAGACTATATAGTTGGTGATATGAGTACCGATATGACATCACAAAATGAGTATTTCGAAACTCAAAGTCGGCCGATTTTAGATTTCAGTGAATCAAATCCATTTGGAGATGCAGGGAGTAGTTCATAATGCTAGGAACTCAATTCTACCACGAAACCATACGAAAAATAGTTATTTCTTTCGGGACATTGTTTAATGATATCAGTCTTGTTCGTAAGGACAATTCTGGAACAATAATACAAACTATGAAAGTTCCTCTTGCTTACGGGCCAAGAGAAAAGTTTCTGGTGCGTTTGCGAGAAGATGCTGATTTAACGAAACAGGTTGCTATCACACTTCCTAGAATTGGATTTGAAATTAAAGACCTTTCTTATGATCCAGCAAGAAAATTGAGTCGGGTGCAGAAATTTAAGAAAGTCAAAGGTGCAAATACAAAACAACTAGACACGCAATATATGCCTGTACCATACAATTTAGACTTTGAATTATATATCATGGCAAAGCAGTCTGATGATGCTTTACAGATTGTGGAACAAATTCTTCCCTACTTTCAACCAGATTATACTCTTACTATTAACGATATGTCAGACATGGGAATTAAGAAAGATGTTCCTATCATTTTGAACAGTATATCATATGAAGACAATTATGATGGAGATTTTGTTTCTCGTAGAGCTTTGATATATACAATGTCCTTTACTACTAAATTTTATCTTTATGGTCCTGTTACTTCGAGTAAGGTTATTAAGACAGTTCAGGTTGATCAATATACAGATTTGCCGGATCAATCACCAAAGAGAGAGCAGAGATACACAGTAACACCAGATCCAACATCAGCTGATGCAGATGATAACTTTGGATTTAATGAAACAACATCATTCTTCCAAGATGCAAAAGATTTTAATCCAATGACAGGTGAAGACGAATAATGAAAAACAATATTACCATGGCGAAAATTGATAGAGAATTGGGTGTTGTAGAGAAAATTGTTCCTCAAACTATTGATGTAGAAAACTATTCTCCTACTATCAATGAAGATGATTTAGAAAATGATTATGAATATCAAAGGAAACAATTTTATAATTTGGTTGAAAAGGGGAGCAATGCCATCGATGGTATTCTTGAGCTTGCTAAAGAAAGTGAACATCCAAGGACATATGAGGTCGCTGGACAACTGATTAAAAATGTAGCAGAGGTTACGGAGAAGCTTGGCGATCTTCAGAAAAAGATGAAGGAATTAAAAAAAGTACCAAACAACGCACCCAAGAATGTAACTAACGCTTTGTTTGTTGGTTCTACAACAGAGCTTCAAAAAATGTTGAAGGACAAATAATGTCCGGTGATTCGGTCTATTTACGTAATCCGAATCTCAAAAAGGCCAATGTTCAACAGACTTGGACCAAGGAAGAGGTTGGGGAATATGCAAAATGTATGAAAGACCCTATTTATTTCATACAACAGTATATTAAAATTGTCTCGCTGGATGAAGGCCTCATTCCATTTAAACTTTATGATTTTCAAAAGGAGATGGTGGGAACATTTCATAACAATCGTTTCACCATCTGCAAACTTCCTCGCCAGTCAGGCAAGTCAACCACCATTATAGCATATTTGTTGCATTATGTCTTGTTTAATCCTTCTGTCAATGTGGCGATACTTGCTAACAAGGCGGCTACTGCAAGGGACTTGTTGGGTAGACTGCAACTCGCATACGAAAATCTTCCAAAGTGGTTGCAACAAGGCGTTATGTCTTGGAACAAAGGGAGTCTTGAACTAGAGAATGGTAGTAAGATACTTGCTTCGTCTACTTCTGCAAGTGCTGTTCGTGGTGGTTCTTATAACATCATTTTCCTTGACGAGTTTGCTTATGTTCCTGCTAATGTTGCCGAACAGTTTTTTTCATCAGTATATCCTACCATTTCATCTGGTAAGACAACAAAGGTGATGATTGTTTCCACACCACACGGCATGAATATGTTTTATAAGTTGTGGAACGATGCAGAGAATGAGAGAAATTCTTATATTCCTATTGAGGTGCATTGGAGTGAAATCCCCGGCCGAGATGTTGCTTGGAAAGAAGAGACTATTAAAAATACTTCTGTGTCACAGTTCAACACAGAGTTTGAATGTG